GATCGGCATTGGCGAGGATAATTCTTATTATCAAAATTTGATAGATGCGTTTATGGATTCAACTACAAACAATGCAGTTATAAACGGTATTGTAGATAGAATCTATGGTAAAGGTTTAGATGCTACTGATAGCAATAAAAAACCAGAGGAGTATGCTAATATGAAATCCATCTTGAAAAAGAAAGATTTAAGAAGGGTATGCCAAGATTTAAAGTTATTAGGTGAAGGCGCATTTCAAGTTACATATCAAGGTAATAAAATAAAAAGCATTACACATTTTCCAAGAGAAACATTAAGAGCTGAAAAATGCAATGAAGAAGGCGATATAGAAGCATATTACTATAGTGCTGATTGGAAAGAAGTTACAAGAAATACTACATTAAAAAGATTTCCTGTATTTGGTTCAGGCGCACAAAATGAAATATTTATTGTTAGAAGATACGTAACAGGGTATTACTACTATTCACCAGCTGACTATCAAATAAGCTACGCAACATTAGAAAAAGAAATTGCAGATTATTTAATTAACGATTGTCAAAACGGTTTTAGTGGAACTAAAGTAGTGAACTTTAACAATGGTGTTCCTGATAGAGAAAAACAACTAAGCATTAAAAATGATGTAATGTCAAAACTCACAGGAAGTCACGGTGAAAAGGTTATAATTGCTTTCAACAACGATGCTGATAGTAAAACAACTATTGACGATGTACCTCTTAATGATGCGCCAGCACACTATCAATATCTAAGCGAAGAATGTGGTAAAAAAATAATGGTAACACATAGGGTAACTTCACCCATTTTAATTGGTTTAAACTCAGCTAATGGGTTCTCATCAAATGCTGACGAAATTAAAAACGCTTCATTATTATTTGATAATGTAGTTATTAAACCTTACCAAGAATTATTAATTGATGCATTAGATGAAATGTTTGCAGTAAACGGTATTTCATTAAACTTATATTTCAAAACTATAGAACCATTAGAATTTATCGAAATAGATAAAGATATGGATGCTGAGGTAATAGAAGAAGAAACTGGTATTGATGTAGAAGACCAAGATTTTAAAGAAGAAGATGAATACCAACAAATTGAAGAAATAATAAATAAATCTAAATTAAGCAAAGACGATTTAAGCGATGAAGAATTTAATTTAATACTTGATGGCTTAGAGGGTGAAGTAATGGATGAAGATTGGGAGGAAGTAGCAGAACGAGATTATTTAGAAAGTGATGATGAAGAAGATTGGGCAAATAGTTTAATAAAAACTGATTTAGCAAGTATTAATGATAGGCCAAGTGGTTTTAGTATTTTAGATAAATCTTACTATAAAATTAGATTTAAGTATGTTAAAGGTTCTAATAAACCTTTTAAAGAAGGAAATAAATCAAGACCATTCTGCCAACAAATGATGGCAAGAACTGCTCAAAAAATTGTTTATAGAATTGAAGATATAGATAAAGCAAGTACAGTAGCTTTTGAAAAGTCAGCTAAATTACCTATGCACAAAGGCCAATCATACTCATTGTTTAAATTTAAAGGTGGTGTATATTGTCGTCATAAGTGGGTGCAAGTATTATACAAATTGAAGAAAGGTAAAGAACTTGGAAGCGATGATATTAAAGATTACAAGGTAACTAAAGAAATACCTAAGAGTTATAGACGTTCACCAGCTGGAAGTAAAAAAGCAAAAAAAGCACCTGTTAATATGCCAAATCAAGGCCATTATCCTGGTGTAAAATAAATTAAGATATGGCAAAAGCATTATTCATAACAAGAGAAGATTTAGTAACTTTTACAAGTGCAAATGGTAACCTCGATCCTGACAAATTTGTACCTTATATACGTTTGGCTCAGGATATCCACATCCAAAATTACTTAGGAACGGATTTATACGAAAAGATTGAAAAGCTTATTAGAGATGGTGAACTAACTGAATTGTTAAACCCTAACTATTTTAATTTAGTAAAAGATTACGTTAAAGATATGTTGATCTATTGGGCAATGGTAGAATATTTACCGTATGCTGGTGTTAATATTACTAATGGTGGAATATATACACATAATCCTGAAAATGCAACTGCATTAGATAAAGATAGAGTTGATTACTTAATTTCAAATTCACGCACAACGGCTCAGAACTACACCAATCGTTTCATTGATTACATTTGTTTTAATACGGATTTATTTCCTGAATACAATAGTAATTCAAATGGTGATATTGATCCTGATACGGTTGCTAATTTTGGTGGATGGGTATTATAAAATTTAAATAAAAAAAGAATATGTCAGGTTTTGGTAAAATATATGAAAGTTCTAATTGGGGTGTTGGTGTTTGCGATAATACTATAGGATGGGGTTCATCTTATAAATCAATAGCTAACTGTACAGATGCTTCTTTTAGCTATTCTGCTGATAGCTTTGCACAAAATGGAAGCAACCCTACACCAACAATAACTGGTGATGCTGGTGGTACGTTTACTGCTACACCTTCAGGGTTAAGTTTAAACGCTTCTACAGGCGAAATAACACTATCAACTTCAACTATTAATTCATATACAATAAGATATACATTACCAGATACAACATTTGCAGAACAAACAGTAGGCATAACTGCCGCAGCGTTTGCAAGTACAAGAAGCTTTTCTTTTGATGGGGTGGATGACTATTTTGATTGTGGCAACCCAACAGATTTACAGTTTACAAGTGATTTTAGTATATCAGGTTGGTTTAAAACTTCCTCAACTGCATCACAAAGAATTTTAAGCAAAGATGACGGCACAAATAGGTCTTACTACATACAACTAAATGGTAATTCATATTTAAGAGGTGCAGTATTTACAAGTAATACTCAACAATCTAATAATGCTGGTAGTGGATTAGCAGATGGAAATTGGCATAATTTTGTGTTTACTTTTGAAAATGGTGTCGGAACTAAACTTTATATAGATGGTGGAACACCAAACTTGGATACTGTTACTGGTGCTTTAGATAATGATTCATCTATTGTTACAATAGGTAGTAGAGGTGATGGAGCAAATAAATTTAACGGCAATATAGACGAGGTGGCACTTTGGAATAGTACTTTAAGTTCAGCAGCAGTAACAGAGATTTATAATAGTGGTGTTCCTAACGATTTAGATGAATTGACTAATGCTTCAGACCCTACAGTTTGGTATCGTATGGGAGAATAATATTGGCAGATTAAAAATGATTAATTAAAAAAAAATATGGCAACAGAATTTATATCGAATAGTTGGTTAATGCCAACCAACGCAAATGCAGAAGCTAATAGAGTGTCAAACTACTCTTTATCATTTGATGGAGTTGATGAATCTATATTGTTATCTTCAAGTGTATCTTTTGCAAATGAATTTTCTTTAAGTATTTGGATAAAGCCAGATGGGTTTAGTAATGACCAAGTAATTTTAGGTTATGGTTCAAGCTCTTCTAACTGGATTAGATTAAGCTCTGCAAGTCAAATAACTTTTAGAATTGCAAGTACATCTTTAAACTTTAATGATGTTGGAAATAATTTAGTAGATGGTGTCTGGCAACATTTACTATTTTATAGAGATGCTTCAAATAATGTAGGTATTTATAGAAATGGAACTGCATTTTCAAGTACTCAAACCAACACAAATACTTTAGAGTTACTTACAATAGGAAAAAGAGGTACTAAAGAATATACAGGTAATATAACACAGGTATCATTTTTTGATTACGAACTTTCAGCATCACAAGTTACAGATTTATACGGAACAGGTTCAGCTATTGGAAACCCTATGAGCTTAACTACAAAACCTGTTGCATATTACCCGCTTGGAGATTCAGCTTTCAACGGTGAATTTTTAGCAACTAACAACGCTACAGAATTATATGAGAATTATAGCTTTCTTTTTGATGGAACTGATGATTTTATTAGTACTAATTTAAACGTTGATAATTATACAAATTTAACCTATTCTGTTTGGGTTAATCCTACATCATTAAACCAAAGAGGTGGCCTTGCATCTTTAAGTAGTGTTAATAATTTTGTCACAGCTTTTTGGGATGGTAGCGGTGGTAAATTTTACGTTTATATTGGTAATGTTTTAAGTCAAATAACAGGCATATGGTCAGGTAGTAAATTTGGAACACTTGGACAAGAGAAATGGTTGCATATCGCAGTAGTTTATGACGGAAGTGGTGCAACTGATGCAGATAGATTAAAAGTTTATGCTGATGGTGATTATGTTGCTTTTAATTCATTAGGTTCTATTCCTACTTCAATTCCTTCTGGCGGTGGTGATTTAATTATTGGAAAATGGGGTACTTCGGAATATGATGGCAAAATGAGTAATGTATCAATTTATAGTTCTTCATTAACATCAGCGCAAGTTACTACATTGTATAATAGTGGTAAACCTTTTGACTTAAACACCTTTGCAGTTACACCAGTAAGTTGGTTTAGGTTAGGAGCTTCTGGTTCTTCATTTGATGGCACAAACTGGACTGTTTTAGACGAAATAGGAACTAACAACGGAACATCAGCAAATATGACTCAAGCAGATTTAGTTGACGGAGTAGGAGCTACAGGTAATGGTGTTTCTTCGGGAATGTCAAGTGGAACAAATAAAACAGGAGATGCACCGTATAGTACTTCAAATTCCGTTTCATACAATATGAGCGTAACCGCTAAATCAACATCAGTCCCAACATAAATATTAAAATAAAAAAAAATGGCAACATACATAATTATTAATCTAACAGAAACTTCAAAAGTTGACTTTTCACAAGTTAACCAAACAAGTGCGCAAACAATGCGTAGAAACTTAGCAAACACACAAGGGTTATTAAGCTACATTACAGAACCAAGTTATGTAACAAGCGGAGCTTTACCTTACGTAGGTGATAAAATGAATCACCAAGAGTGTTTAGAATTAATGGCAACATCAGCTTGGAGTGAACCAATGCCTGAATAATAATGAATAAAAATAATAACATAGTAATGGAAGATCACAGTTTGTTGGTTACTTTGGCTGGTATTGTATCAGCTTTAGGGTTGAAGGAAATATGGAACATCGTTAAAAAACGTATGGACATAAAAGCATCTAAAGAAGAACGTGTAGATGGACTTTCATTAAAAGTTATTCAGGAATTAAAAGAAAAAATTACGGCTTTAGAATTAAAGATAGATGTATTAATAACAGAAAATACAGAACTAAGAGTAAAGATCGCTAAGATGGAAGAACGGTTAATTCAAAACGCTAAGAAATCAGTTTCAAGAAAAAGAAAACCAAGTGAGTAAATATTACCAACATAGCAGCGAAAATTATGAGTACTATTATACTTACGTAGAAAATAAAAAACAAAGTTATGAGAGCAGTAAATAAGATTGTAATACATTGCAGCGCAACGCGCGAAGGTGTAAATGTTAGTGCAACAACTATTGACGGATGGCATAGAAAAAGAGGTTTTGATCAAATCGGTTACCATTATGTAATCGGACTTGATGGAGCAATTCAAGCTGGAAGGCCAGTAAATGTAATGGGCGCACACGTTGCTGGTGGTGGTAATAGAGCTTCTATTGGCATTGCTTATATTGGTGGTGTAGATGCTAACCTAAAGCCAAAAGATACACGCACAGAAGCGCAGAAATTAGCTTTAATTAAGA